GTGCTTATGACATAAGGTAGCCCTACCGTTAAGTTTGTTTAGCTTCTGACGTGTTGTTGATTTGGGTCAAGCATCATATTTTGTTTAATATTTTTTGACACTTCATCCTCATCTTCTAAAGAACGTCTATTGTCTACTGTTTCTTTAACAACTCGAACTTGTGGTTCTTTTTGTTCTTCAACAGGTAACTCTACTCGTTCTTCAGGCTCACCACCATTGGCTAAACCTTGTCTATCATCTGCTTTCATTTCTGCATCTTTCATCATTGCCATTAAGTTGTCGGCTCCGATTTCTTCTACAGCTTTAGCAGTGAAGACAAATTCTCCATCAGATAACCTTGCAGGTATACTGTCAGAGACTCCTGAACCCGGTCCTTCAACAGGACCAGACCCAGCAAATTCTTGTGCAACGTCTATAACTTTATCGAATATTTCGCTAAGTTGATCGTTGCCTTGTAACTGTGACATTAGATAGTCTTCTTCTTCGCTATCTAATGCTTCATCTAAAATAAAATCTAAGTATTCATCTTCCATCTCATCATCTGGAAGCATATCCTCTTCAGGCTCATTGATCATAGGTGTATCCATCATAGGTTCTTCCATTATAGGTTCTTCACCCATTGGACCACCTTCGGCTTTAAGCATACGTTCAACAACTTCAGGAGCTTCTTTTGCTAAAGCTTTTAATCCTTCATTAGGCATTTCTACTTCCATACCATCTTTGTATTTAATTCTTACTTTGTTGTCGTCTTGTAATAAACTCATATGTCCTCTTTTCTATTTGCTGCTTCTTTAACCTGCTCCGGTAACTGTTCTAGGCGTACCAGAGAATTGATCTTCCCCTGCAACCGGAACATTTCCGATTCCGATGTTGCCACCGCCAGTGCCTGTAGGTCCAAGGTCTTGAGGTTGTGCAGGTGTTCCTGCAAGGCTTCCCATACCTCCGGGTTGTTCACTATTGGGTTGAGCTTCCTCGCCAGTTGTTTGTCCAACATTTTGCATTCCTATGATTTGTGCCATGATAGCTGCTTCTTCAGGGTCGTTTAAAACTTCATCTGGGTCTAAGTCTAAGCTATAGGCAAGTTCACTAATTAGTTTAGAAATCTTAACAAACGGAGCAACAGCAGGATTTTGTACAGTTTGTAAGAATGTAGTTAGTCTTTGACTACGTACTTCTTTCTGCATCAAGCTGTTTGTTCCAGTAGCTTTAACTTCTAAATCACCTTTGACATCTAGACCACCTTCAAAGAACTGCATGTTCCATTGAAAGAAAGCTTCTCCTAGAGGTCTTAATAAAAAGTCGTCAAGGTTTTTAACAACTGTTTTAATATTTAAACTTGATGCACCTAGTAACATAGACATACCTGAAGCAGTCCTTGTCATACTTTGTACACCTGTTTGTCCGTGTGAATAACTAGGTATGCCTGTTTGTTCGTCTGCAAGTTGTCTAAACTTGTCAAACATCATCATGTTTTCTGGTGCTGTGTTAGGAAACTTTAAACCATGTATCGCTTGTCCGGGCATACCAGCTTGTCTTCTGAATATCTTACCCGGATATATTTCCATAGACTGTCCACCAACTAAAGCAGACTCATCTACATCAAACACCAAAGACCCAGCCATTGCTAGGTTATCTACAGCCATACGTGCATGACCATTCATAATTTGTTGAGAATCATCCATGTTCTCAGCTACACCAATACCAAAGAAGTTGTATGGGTTTCTTTCGTATGGAAAAGCATGGTAAGGTATTCTATAAGGAGTAAATGGATTAACCACTGCTCTTAATAAACTGTTACCACATATCCAAGCATTAACTTGGACTTCATCTAAATCATCAATATCATCTGAAAGTTCTATACCGACTTCACGTGCATACTCTGCATCCATGATTCCCCAGTATTCAAGAACTTCAAAGTTTGTTTGATAGTCTTCATCAGCTCTTGCATCATCTTTTAAATGTGACTCAAAGCTTTTCTCTTCGTAGTTAGCTCCCATCTGAATACAATTACGTATAGCATCCTCATCAAAGTAAGGCATGTTACGAAGTTGTCTAAGTTGAGATTTGTTTAGCTTGTGTCTGTGAATAACATACTCACACTCTTCAATGCTAGTAGCTCCGGGGTCTGGGTAAAAATCCCAACAACTAACAAACTCAATTCTAGGTACTCTAACTTCTAATGGGTTATAACTTCTTTCACCATCTTCACCGGTTTCCCACTTGTGAAGTTTCTTATTAAAGTTAAATGGTCCTTTTACAATCCCTGTACCAAGTAGAGAAGATTCTAAAAGAGCATTTCTAATTTCTGATGAACCCTTGGATTCATCTATTTGATCGTGGATAAGTTTTTCCATTCTCCTTGCAGCTTTTTGTGCTGGAGAAATTTCTAAGACTGTAGGTATAGGACTAAAGCCTTCAACCAATTGATCTTCTACTTTATCCTCAAGAGTTTCTTCAAAGATTCCTTTGTTGAAGGTAGCTCCGGGTTTAAGAACTTTACCATCACCTTCGTAACCAACATCGTAAGGATTATCCATTCTGTTACCAATATCATCTGGTAACTCGCCACCACCCATAGTGCTTTCTAAGCCGGGTGCACCTGTTTGTGTATCTAAATGAGCACTTGCTAATTCACCTTCGGGTATTTTAGTTTCTGCAATACCAATTGGAAACTTACCTGTACCAAAGATTACATCAACAAGTTGACCAAAAGCAGCAAGTACTTTTGTTTTAGTAATCTTTACAAAGATACGAGACTTTTCTGAGTCTCTAAACTTAATAGACTTGTTGTAAAGTCCTCTGTAGTTTTCGTATGCTCGTAACCAACGGGATTCATCTGAACGTCTAGAGTCTTCAGCAACAGTAAATCTTGATTTAACAATACCAACAAGATTACTTTTTTGTTCTATTTCTAAGTTAAGATTTTTACCAGCTTCACCTTCTACGTCTTCGTAGATGTTGTCAGCGTTTAAAAATGTATTCTCGTTGTCTGCCATAAACTTTAATATCCAAATGTGGAGTCAGCCGGTTGATGAATATCTCTTTTTAATCCTCTCAACTGATCGAATGTACTTACCATTCGTGGTCTACTCATTATCATATAACGCAATGCATCATATGCGTGATCGGAAGCATGTGTATCCACATCCTCCGGATTGTTCTTTGATAACGGTATAGACTGTAATTCTCTTATTAAGTTTGGACATGTATTAAATATCTGTAACTTAGGTCTACCATTATCTTGAACCTTTAGAAACTCATGTATCTGGATTTTACCCTGTACCCTATTCTTATCTGCTGGTCTAAGCTTATGTCCTGCTCGTACAAGTGCTTCTCCAACAGTAGGTCCTGTAGTACCTGTTCTAGCCCACGCTGCTGTATCCAAGACACCAGAGACCGAGTAAGGGTCTTCTAGCTCCATACTTGTTATTATACTACCTAATTCTTCTCCTGTCAAGCCTTTTTTGTATAATTCTCTATATATTATTAAAGTTCCGTCATTTTGGTCCATTATTCCCCATAAACAACAGGATTCTGCAGCGTATCCATAGTCAACTGCTTTAACTCTTTCCCAGTGTAAGGGTAATTCAAACGGAGTAATCACATGATGTAGTGGGTCAAACTCTACAAAAGCAGCACCTTCTGCTACATCCCAGTTACCTTCAAGCAATTGTCTTCGTTGAATCGGTGGTAAAGATTTAAGCATTTGCTCATAGACACCATCATCTGCAAGGTATGGGTTATCAGCTAACTTAGCCGGAATAAACTTACGTGTAAGTCCATCACCACCTTGAAAACTTGTGTTGTGTTCTGAGGGTTCTATGTATCTTTTCTTAACCCAATGAGAACCAACACCACCGGGGTTAGCAGTACAGCGAAGGTATGTTTGTATTTCTGGGTCAGTTGTTCTTAGTCGTGAAGCAAGATAGTTCCAACTAAACTCTGTGGGTAAGTGAGTAATCTCATCAAAGCCTATCCAACTATATGCTTGTCCTTGATATCTGTATACGTCTGCATCTCTCTCAAGGAATCCAAACTCAACCTTTGCACCGCTTGGAAAGTTCCAAAGCTTTTCAACTTCTCTAAACTTAGCACCGGGAAAGGCTTGTGGATATAACTCACGAGACTTATCAATCATCTCTCTTAGTTCTGGCATAGACCTACGAAGTATTAAAGCTCTGTGTGCTTTCTTGTGACAATACCTGAGTGGGTCTACAATCATGGCAAAAGATTTACCACCACCAGCAGCTCCACCATACAACACATCTTTCTCACCGGCAGCAAGAAAGTCTGTCTGAGGACCTTCGTTAGCGTGGAATAATACTTTGTGATTGTCTAGATTTTCTTGTACAGCCTTGGGAAGATTGTCAAGTTCATCTGTGGTGACAGGACCTTCTACAGTCTTGTCAAGTTTTTGAATTGTTTCTTTTTGTTTTTTAAACGATTGTCTAGCGTTGTTAAGCTTGGCTTCAAGCTTTTTAATGTTACGCTGTTTACGACCTACCGTAGCACGTGCAGCCTTGATAGCTTTTTCGGTGCTGGTCTTGGGTCGACCTGCTTTCTTTTTAGGAGTTCCGTCTTTCTTTAAGACAAAGTTACCATCATCATCTTGCAAGTAGAGATGAGGATTCCTCTCCCAGTCTTTCGTTTCGTTTTCCATATTTTTTATCTACGTGTTTCTTGAGACCGGGAGTAGAAATTCTTCTGTCGGTTTTATATTCTAACCAATCACATGCAGCCTGAAGTGATACCTCTTCGTTGACTATCATGTTCTCAGCAATTTGTAATGCTTCTAGTTCCTCTTCAATAGGTTTAAGAAATCCAGTAACCTCATCGAACTCATACCCGAATGGTATGGTAGAGGTGTTTCTTTTAATGTAACCTTCGGGAACTAAGTTCATATTAAATAATCCACATAACTATAAAAGCTGATATAAATCCTATACCACACATGACACCCCAGACTTGCATATCTGTTAGGTCGTTGGTTTCAATAATACTATTTACTTTTTTTTCTAGTAGTTCTTTTAACATTTGTTTTCCTCTTCGTTGTTTGTTTCTTTGGAGCTAGAGCTTTTTTGAATAACTTACTATAAGCTTTCTTTACTTTGTCTAACCATCTATTAATCATTGTCATTGTTGTTCTCCTAGTCCTCTTTTGGACTATCCTCTGTTTTCTTTTTACCGAATATTCTATCCCAATTATCTCTGTAATCTTGGGTATAGAATCCGGGTCTAGGATTAGCACCCTTGCTTCCGTGTGTATTTTTATATATGGGTGATTTAAACGTAAAAGGTTTTTCGTCACTGCCTATTTGTTTACCCATCATCTTCTCCTTGCATACATTTATGCCATTCTTCTAAAACTATTTCTTCAGAGTAAGCAGCATAATAAATGTCTTTACACTTGTCAAACTCATTATTGTTTGATGTTGTTACACAACTCATCAGTAAAACTAAACTAACTATTCGTATTACCACTTCACCTTGTTAGCCCAGTAAGCTGCTGAGAGTTTACCTTTGGCTATGTTCTTAGCGTGTCTAGCTTTAAAAGATTTACGTTTAGCTTTCATCTTAGCTGACTCACCTGCTTTAGGTTTACCTGCTGTCTTAGCTCCTTGTTCACCAAACCTAATAGTCTTAATCTTATCACCTACTTTAGCTACAACAATGTGTGACTTAGTAGGATGATTAGGAGTACGCTTGGGTTTGTTGTAACCACTTACTCCTGCTCGTTTTAATCTGCTATCGGTTTTACCACCTTTAGCCATTCTAAACTTTGCTGTTTTCTCTGCAATCTTTTTAGGTTGAGCTGAGTGTTGCTTACCGGCAGCTTTATCTTTTCTTTTCTTGGCACTCGTAGCTGCATACTCTGAATCGCTTAAGGCTTCTCTAGCTTTCTTGGGTAAATATCTCTCACCTGTATCGCTAGACTTCTTACCAGACTTAGTACCCCAATCTTGTTCGCCCCATTTCTTTAGGGACTCTTGTGGTTTCTTTAACATTACTTGTAACCTCCACCTGCTTTCTTGTATGCTTTGGCTAGTGCTTGGGCTTTACGTGCAGACCATTTACCGGCTGCAGTACCGTGTGAAGCAGCAGCTTTAATTCTTTTAAATATTCTTTCTCTTAGTCCGGGCTTAGTATAGTTACCTGCTGCGTTGACTTTTGATTTAGCCTTGCCACCCTTTCTAAGTTGTAATCTTTCTAATAACATTAGTGTATAGTTCTATCTTCTTCTTTAGGTATAGTATTAAGGTATTCTTTTTCTAGATCATCATCCACATAGATGCTGTCTAACTCTCCTACAACCACTAAATGGTTTTGAGCTGCAGCTATCTCTGCTTTCTCATAGGATGAAGCTACAATGTTAGGACCTGCAAAGGTTGTACCGTAAGCTTCTATCTCTGTTAAAAATATCTTCATTGTATGATTAATCCTATACACCATCCAGCTATAAAGACTAATACAGCATCTACAGGATTACTTCTAATAAAGTTAAACAAATTATTCAGATACTTCTTCATAATCTCCATCAGTAATATCAATTGCTTTTTTCTCTGGGAGAATAAATATACCACCACCGGTATTATGATTAACATCTATCCTGTCAGTCTTTGAAACTCCTACACGATCTAGTATCGTTTGTGCAGCTTGTAACTTATAATTAGCTTGAGGTATAGGTCTATCTGACTTCAAAACCTCTATAATCTTGAACGCTGCTGTAGGGGCTTCCCTTGCAAGTACGTTTTGGGCTAAATCTACTACTTCTTCTTTTAAACTTTTTAGTACTTGATAGTGATTGCCGGAGTAACCTGCAAGTTCGGCTGACTTTTTAAAGTCTCCTCCTGTATCCACGAGGTGACCCAAGAACGCTTCCTGCTTTTCAGTTAGGTTCTTGTCTTTTGTTTCAGCTAAATAATTGGTTGCCATGTAGGTATTATAGAGGTATATTGCAAATTTGTCAAGCCTTTGTAAAGTTTTTTACTTTATTTCGCAAATGACTTGACAAAACAAGAATAAATGTGTACAATAGAATTGTAAGGTTCTCCCCGGTTATATATATAACATAACCCAACCTCATCCTCTATAGTCGTTCCAAGACTTATTCAAAATATCATAACTCATAGGCGAAATTATTGCATACCGGGCAATCTGGTTAATGTTATAAAACCTTTCGAAATGTATAACATTTAGATATATACCCCCTACTACCCCTGTACCTCCTGTCTACCCTTCACCACCTATACAATAATCATTACTTCGTAATGTTTGTTAAACGGAACCTGCGAAACTGAGCCGGAGATCAAGCCTTTAAAAGTCCTAGCACAATTTTACAAATTTGTCAAGGGTTTTTATGAAATTTTTTAAAGTTTTACAAACTTGTCACAATGTGACAGCCACGTGACAAATGTGACAAACTTGTAACGCTTGTCAAATCTAGTTAACGCATTTCAAAATAGTGTATATTTGTACAGTGCTTATAATTTATATTACATTATCACTATAATTAATATTTCAACTCTCTAAAGCTCTCTAACGCTTCGAACACTTCACCAATACTACACCACCTATTTTCTCTAAAAACACCATACACGCCATTCTGAGCATTGCCTTATTTCACACAATTGTCACAAACATGTCACAAACTTGTTACATTAAACCCTTGACTTTTCAATTTTATCATGTCATAGTACACCTATATTAAATAAAGGATTACATATATTAAATAAATAAATTAATACTTGACAAGGCTTTAAAAGTATGTCATAGTATAACAATAAATAGGACATCAACATGACTGAATATAAACAGGCTATTGATGGACTGACAGGTGAAAACGTATACATACGTGTAAACAAGAATAGCCCTAAGGTATCCAAGAATGCCAAGCGTAAAGCTAAGCGATATGGAAAAACTAGGATTCTGTCAGCTCATGCAAACAGTAATAAAGACAGTTCCGGATTAAAGGTTGAATGGAGCAATCTATACCACCAAAACCGGATAGGGCAAAACCCAAGGGAAATATTAATTCGCCAAGGGTATTGACAAGCTAGGCAAAGTATGCCATAGTATACAAATAACTAGCCGAATAGGGAAACCGAAAAGCTAGGGAGACAGACAACGCCACGATTTGAAAAGGTTGTCACATTGGAGAAATGCATTATGTATTTTGGAATGGATATGAAAATGCACTTAGAGCCGACAAGTAAAATTGATCGTGAGCTAGGTGGTCAGATGGTTCGAGATAGAGCTAAAGAGTTAAAACAACAAGGTATGCATGGCGATAAAGCTAATGCAAAAGCCTATGACGAAGTATGGGGTCATACATTCGGCAAAATATGGAAGATTAAATAATGAGTAAGATTAAACAACTACATTTCAATCCGGAGATATGGGAAGTAGGCGATGATGGTTCAGCTATGCTGAGTGATGGACACCACATTAGACTACAAACAGCTCTCATAGGGTTGAAGATGGAAGCTACAAATGAACATGGCTTATTGTTCACTAGAATATCAAGTCTTGGAGTACTGAAACAATACTTCAACAACTTGGCAAGAACTAAAAAGGGTGCATACAAACAACTTGTAGCACATGGATTATATAAAGAAGATAGCACTAAGGAGGTGTAAAGTATGGCGATGATTAAAATATATGAATGGAATAAAACTAAAGATGATAGAATAGATAGAATTGAGGAAGCAATATGCAAACTTGAGAAGGTGATATGTGATGAACTAGACATTGATCTAGGACATATGGTATTAAAACCTTTAGACTATCACCATCCAAAAAGTTTAAGAGATAAAATAGAACAGTATTTATATGATGAACAATTTAAGGAGGTATGAAGCATGATTAAATGTGTAATGACAGGTAAAAAACTAACACCTAATCAGATAGCAAAAGAATTGTTAGCTGATAAAATGGAGGTGGTTCTGGAATTTTGGGAGGAAAGTTTTCTAGTGAGAACATCCGAAATGACAGAGAAAGAAAAGCACAAGATAAAAGAACAATTAGTCAAAAGATATAATGGAGTAATAAATTATCTAGGACTTTAGAAATTAGGTAAAAGACTTACCACCTATTACAAGTGTGAGTCAAAATATGGAGGGTTATTATGTTAAGCATAAAAACTTTTAAGGATAGGTACAACAACAACAAGAAATTCCATCACGTGAATTTGTTGGGGTTGAAGTTTAGGATTGCTAATAACAAGCGATCAACAAGACTGGATAACAGAACCATCTACAAAACTAGTAGAGGTATTGTATTCAATGGGTTAGCAAGTAGATACTTGTGTTTAATCACTAAGTAAAACTTGACAAGGGCTATGCAATGTGATATTGTGTAGCCCACATTGAGAAAAGCTATGAAATTATTAACAGTAAGTAATCCTAAGTTGATGAAAGGTGATAAGCTGAGTGATGAATATCTATCAGCTATTAAACATTTATCGCCTATCAATACAAGGATATGTCCTTATCAAGATATAGCTAATTGCAAAGTAGCATGTTTAAATACTGCAGGGCGAGGAGGTATATTCAAGAAGGGCGAGACAACGAATGTTATACAAGAAGCTAGGAAGCGTAAGACTAAGTTATTCCTAGAAGATAGAGATACATTCATGGAGCTATTGGTAAAAGATATACAAGCATTCATACGTAAGTGTGATAGACTAGGTAAGAAGCCATGCATAAGGCTCAATGGTACGAGTGATATACAATGGGAGACGATAACAGTAGGTGAGTACGAGAACATCTTTGCTATGTTTAGTGATGTACAGTTCTATGATTATACCAAGATACCAACAAGAAAGGTATCACATATCAAGAACTATCACTTGACATGGAGCTACAGCGAAGCCAACGATAAGTATGCGAAGCTATTTGATAGCGTACCATATAACAAGGCAGTAGTATTTAATGGAGCATTGCCGAGTATGTTCAAGGGACTAAAGGTTATCGATGGAGATAAGACAGACATGAGATTTCTGGACGAACCAAATAGCGTGGTTGGTCTGAAAGCAAAGGGCAAAGCTAGACAAGATACGTCTGGGTTTGTAATTAATGTAGTACAATTAGCGTAAAGCTAGGGAGAAACTATGAATAGAAATAAAGTAGATCAAATAGTAGATGATTACTATGAGGATGCTGAGATCATTGACACTAATCCAGAGAGTAAATACTTTGGAGACGATCACAATGCACAGCAATTAGAGAGAATCTTTGATGCGTGTGTTGATGAGGGTATGAGTTATGAGGAAGCAGAGATTGAAGCAACAAGAATATTCCAAGAGAAAGGCATATGAAAAAAGAATTATTGTATAAGTGGGAAGAGTTAAAAGAAATTAAAAGGATAGAAAGTGAACTAGACTTTCTTGAAAAACTAAATCTTTTAATTAAAGAGAGGTTGGTTATTTGTAAGGAAGATGTAGCCAGATTAGAAACAAAAGGAATAACAGGAGAAGATGTTGCAGAATTGTCACAATAATGTCACACGTTTGACACATTGATATGATAGGATATGTTTTGTAGTTAGGAGTGAGCCTTTGTAAAATCCCACTGGTCTTATATGTCTTAAGTGCGTGTTAAGGATGAAAGTAAATGAGAACTAAACCACCATGCACTAACTACAAATTAAATCCTAGAGTTGGTTTGGGTAAGCTACCCTTACTGTATCACTAGGCTTACGGATTGCTAGGTAGAGTAATCACGTCCTTGAAGGAAAGCATCTTGGACAAGTAGCGTAACATACTAATAGCTACTATAAAATATATAAAGGTAGGTGGTTTGCTAGTAGTCCATGCCAAAAAAACTAGCACCAATTTTAAAAAGGAGGATGATATGAGTAATAAATATAAATGGTTAGACCATAGTTATTTTGATTGCTTACACTTTGAATGGGCTGGAACAGAGTTTGAAGTGCGAGTGACTAATGAGGTTGATGATATACCAGATGGTAAACTTAGGTTAGAAGTCTGGACTGTAGCTTATGATGAGGATGATGAGTGCATAGGCTTTGGAGAACACGTCAAAGAAAAGATATTAATGGATGGCTTAACGATACTTAAAAAGGAGAACGAAGATGAGTAAAGTAATAATTACTGAAACAAGATTAGAATCAGTTAAATACTTTTACGAGTATGAAGGAACTATTGAACAAGCTAAAGAATGGTTTGTTGATAATGGTAGTTATGTAAATGCAGAGTGCGAGGTTGAGAATAGTGAACTGCTAACTGTGGATTATGAGGAGACCGAAGATGAGTAAAGTATTTAGAGAATGGTTTGATACTGTTGACAAGAACAGTCAAGAGTGGTTAGACTTTGTTAAACAACAAGAGCAAGATGATGAAATGTCTGCTCAAATATTGGAGGATGCTGAGTGAAAAGAATAGAAAAAGGTACATGGCATTCCAGAGTTGAGGAGATTTTATGCCGAGACTTGGGAAATGTTTACAGTAAATTGACAGAGGTAACGCAACAAATGTTGCTTGATGATACCCATGCATACGTAATAAATCGTAGGAACTTAGATAGTCTATCAGAGATGGACATAAACATGCTTGTAGAAGAGTATGTGGCTTCGTGTATTGGACGTTCGTTCAAGTACTAAGGGTATGCCCTACCTTTTAATTAACCCTATGCTTAGAGAGGAGTAGAATGGAAATAATTTTATTGATAATTGTAACAGTATTGTGTCTAAAATTTCTAGAATATCTAGGTTCGTAACCTAAATGTCACATGATTTGACTTTTGTTTTAAAATATGTTATAATCTTTTTTTAATTTAAAACATTAATCAAATTAATAATTAATTATATTAATAATTTATATTAATATTTTATAAAACTTTATAAAGGAGAATAGTAATGATAGAATATAATAATAAAAAAGTAACACCAAAGGTGTATGCTAAACACCAAGTGTCTGATTACTTGATGGGTTTGTTTGATAGTCCAGAGGTTCATATGGATAAGGGATTTGCAAACGCTACACCACGTGAACAAGCTGAGATAATGAATCAAGTTAGTTTGTTTGAGGATAGGATACATAAGTTATTGGGTGTTAAGTTTAAAAGTATTACAAGCAGTAGTAACTTTGAAAAATCTATATAGGAGATAGAGTTATGGAATTTATGTTAGCAGTAGTGGGTGTTGTGTTGTTGTTGTCTGTCACAACCTTGTACATGTACTTGGTTGAAGAGGACAAGATAGAACCACACATACCAAGACCTGTTGAAAGAGAGCAAGTTCATCGTGGAAATTTTTGGGATGCAGAGACTAAGAAGTTTTATAAATGGGATGAGTTAATGGAACTTAAAAAAGAAAGAGAGGGAACAAAATGACACAATATGATGAAGCTGTTCAACAGCAAAAAGAGATACTTGAATTAGAAAAACAAGCCAAACGAGTTGTAGGTATTGACACCAGATATAAAGATGGGTTATGGTATAAACAAACAGTTGACTACGCAGATGGTCGAAGGGTTACAGAGTACAGAGACAAACGCAGAGCAACCATAGAGGAGAATAGGTATGGCGAAGACGTGGAATAAATCTGTATATACATCTGCTACTCAAGGCAGAGGTAAGAAGACAAGTCAAGGTAGAGGTAATGTTGGCACATCTACCATGAACAAAAATAAAAAAGCCAACTTAAAAAAATATCGAGGGCAAGGCAAATGAAAGAGAAAATGATAACAATTAAAGTTCCAGAGTCTAGACTTAAATGGATTAAGGACGAATACAAACTAGCCAAGTGGGGAGTCAATGGTTTGTTTGAGTATGGTGGTATGGATATCAAAGAAGCACATGCACTAGCAGATATTCTTTGTCATGTTAATGAAGTGTTTCAGATTGAGGATGAGTAGTGAACATATTTTATTTTAATGAATGTCCGGTTGAATCAGCACTAGCACAACCAGATAAGATGTTAGTCAAGATGCCATTGGAAACAGCACAGATGTTATGCACAGCACACAGAGAACTCGATGGTGATGAGTGGGCAGACAAGCAAGGACTTTACAAAACTGCATACAAGAATCATCCTTGTACTATCTGGGCAAGAGAATCTAGTTCTAACTATCAATGGTTGTATAGGCACTTCATAGCACTAGCCATTGAGTACAGTCATAGATATGGTAGGTCGCATTTAAGTTTTGATAAACTATCAACACCTCTTATGCAACTACCACTTAATATAAACATTGGTGATATGACACCATTAGCACAGGCTATGCCGGAGGAATACAAACATAATGACCCAATCGTTGCGTATCGTAGATATGTAATCAATGAAAAACACTATGCCAAGTGGGAACAAAACAGAACTAAACCTACATGGTGGACAACACAGGAGTATGCGTAAATGAAATTTAAAATAATATTTGGAATGGTGCTGGTGGCTTCGATGGCTTCTGTCTATAGCATCGTAACAACAACAGCCGGAGGGATAACAGAAAACAAAGCAGGACTTACGAGGTTGAATAAATCTTTCCTGTCTCTAAGCGAAGAGTTCGAAAGTGTAGGTAGGACAGCAGACTTAATAGAATCTACCAGAGAAAGCTATCGTAATTCTTTAATTAATCTTTCGGATAGAATAGATACACTAGAAGATTCTACTTTTGAAATACATAGTATACTAAAAGAGTTAGATGAACTACTAAACAAACCACCAGTTGCAACTGTGGTTATTGAAAAGTATATAGAGCCAGAACCATTACCAGACTTGGGTGTTAATGCTGGACTAGGCGTGCTTACAGGAACACATGTTACAGGACAGCCAGAGATAGTTCCAGAGCCAGAGCCAGAGTTAATGACATGTCCAAAGGTTAGGTCGGCTAAACCTTATGGCGATTACATTGAAAACATTACAATCAAAAGAACACTAAAGTTTACTGTGATCTATGATTTGTTTAATGGTAATGTTGTTAATGTTCAATACGATGGTAAGATACCTAACAAAGTTAAACAAGCTACACTTAATTATGTAATGGATTTAGAGTTTGATAACCCAGTCACTATGACAGGGTGTACATTACCTTTCACAATTAACATTTAAAGGTTGCATTTACAATTAATCTGTGGTATAATACAGCTTATGTATTCATTAGAAAAAAACCAATACAATACAGAACTACTTACTCGTGATGAGTATAGGAAGTTTGGATTGTATATGGCTGAACACTACCCAAATGTAGGGCATGTGGTGGACAAACTAGACGATACTTTTATAGTACATCTGGATGATACTCCACTTACATTTTGGGAAGAAATACTAACTGCTATCAGAAATTAATTGAGGTATATTATAAGAAGTTTTGCCCTCCTTTATTTAACTTATAATATCTACAAGTTTCCGGTCTTGTGCCAAGCTAAAACCGGCTTAACTTTTTTAACCAAACACTTTACTTTATCATCAAAGTATGATATAATGTGTGCACTTAATACAAACCGATGGAGGAATAATTATGTATGAGTATGTAAAAGGAAAGGCAATGTGGGCAAACATCACATCGCCAAACACGAGGTTTCAACCTCACAAGTATGGCTTGACTGTTTTAACAGATGCAGATACTGCAGCAAAACTTGAAGGCATTGGTCTTAATCAAGTTAAGGACAGAGCAGGACAGCCTAAGTATGATGAACCGGCATTTACTTTTAGTAAAAGAGCAGCCAATAACGATGGGGTAGCTAATACTGCACCTAAGTTAATTAACGTTGATGGTGAACCTATTGATGTTAGTGTGGGTAATGGTTCAGAAGTAACTGTTAAGATTAAACCTTACAAGAATGACTTCGGACAATTCGCTGAACTCATGGCTGTAAAGGTTGAGAACTTAATAGAATATGTTGAAGGTGACACTGATAACGAGGAGTTCTAAATGATTATTACTATTAATAATGACGACAGTAACAACTCTTATGATGTCAACAACATTAGTGACGACAAAGTAAAGCAAGAAGCTACTGTTATAGTACAGAAAGTAGGTAACTTACAAGTTATCATAGAAGCTTTAGACTTTGCAAGTCGTACACATCGAGCAAACTTAGAAGAGTTACTCAAAGATAGAGACGAAGCAATCGTTGAAACTGAATCTGCTCGTAACGAGAAAGGTCAGTTTGTTGGAGACGACCCAGAAACTATAGAGGACGAATCTAAAGTAGCAAAAGAAACCACATAGTCTGTGAGGAGGGCTAACATGAACGATACAACTTGGCATAAGTTGAAACAACCTTGTCCACTTTGCAACAGCAGTGATGCTGTAGGAGTCAATGAAGATGGCTCGGCAAAGTGTTTCAGTTGTGGAGAATTTATGCCGAACTATGAACAAGCATGTAACGGAAAAACTATGACACAATCACAACCAACACAAACCAAACAACCAGATAATGTAGCCGAAGGTAACTTCATTGCATTAACTGATAGAAAAATATCTCAAGCAACTGCACAGAAGTTTGGGGTCAAAGCTGTCCAAGACCTTAAAGGTCAGGTCATTAAACATTTCTATCCGTATTACAACGGACACGAATTGTCAGCTACCAAATGTAGAAACTCTTTTAGTAAAGACTTCTTTGTATCTGGTAGTTATAACGAGACCGGATTGTTTGGTCAACAGTTGTTTAAGAGTGGCAAGTATGTCACGATAACCGAAGGGGAGTGTGATGCTATGGCAGCTTACGAACTACTTGGTAGTAAGTGGGCAGTCGTATCCATCAAGCGTGGTGCACAGGGTGCAGTCAGAGACATCAAGGAAAGCTTAGAGTTCTTTGATGATTTTGAAAATGTTATTGTAGCATTTGATAATGACAAAGCAGGAAAGGATGCAGCAGTTAAAGTTGCTAGACTTTTCAAGCCGGGTAAGGCTAGGATACTCACACTTCCCAATGGCTTCAAAGACCCTAACGATATGCTTCGTGACAACAGACATAAAGATTTTGTTGAAGCATGGTGGGCAAGTAAAGTTTACACACCATCTGGTGTTATAAATGTTACTGAGCAACGTGAGAAGTTTCATAATCGTGAGAAGAAACAAAGCATCCCATATCCTTATGAAGGATTAAACAAGAAGTTGTATGGCTTAAGACAGGGTGAACTTGTAACTCTTACTGGTGGTACAGGACTTGGTAAGTCTAGTGTGACCAGAGAGATAGAGCATTGGCTTGTTAAACAAACACAAGACAACGTAGGTATCATAGCATTAGAAGAAGATTGGAGACGTACCATTGATGGTATACTTTCTATTGAAGCTAACGCTAGGTTATACATTGACCAAGAACGTGAGAAGTTTTCTAAAGAAGAACTTGATAAGATGTTTGACATCTTGTACGATGGTGAAAACAAAAACAGAGTATGGGTTCACTCACACTTTGGCACTAACGACATTGATGATATCTTTACCAAGCTTCGCTTTATGATTATTGGCTGTGATTGCAAATGGATAGTGGTAGATCACTTACATATGCTAGTCAGTGCAGTGCATGAAGGTGATGAGAGACGAGCCATTGATGCTATTATGACTAGACTAAGAAGTTTAGTTGAAGAGACAGGTGCAGGGATTATTCTTGTATCTCATCTTAGACGTGTCGATGGTAACAAAGGACACGAGAATGGAATTGAAGTAAGTCTATCTCATCTACGTGGCTCAAATAGTATTGGTCAGTTATCAGATTGTGTTATTGCATTAGAACGTAATCAACAATCAGACGACCCAGATGAAGCTAGGACTACCAGATTACGTGTACTTAAATCAAGATACACAGGTGATGTAGGTATGGCAGCTAGAGTTATCTATGATGCCGAGACCGGCAGACTATCTGAATTAACTAACGAAGACATAGAGTTTGATAACTCTGGAGACGAAGGATTCTAATGGAATTAGTATTTGATATAGAGACTGATGATCTGAACGCAACAAAGGTATGGTGTATTGTTGCACAGAATCCAGTATCCGGTGAGGTATTTAAGTTCCCACCAGACAAACTAGAAGAAGGATATCAGTTTTTACAAACAGCAGATAAACTTATTGGTCATAACATTATCGGATTTGATATACCTCTGGTAGAAAAGTTTGGTAATGTAGACCTAAGTGATAAGATAGTTATTGATACTTTGGTTCTATCTAGATTATTTAATCCAACACGTGATGGAGGTCACAGTCTAGAAACGTGGGGTTATAAGTTAGGTTATCCTAAGATTGAGTTTGAAGATTATCTTAATTACTCTGAGGATATGTTGAACTATTGTGTAAGAGACGTAGAACTTAATACTAAAGTTTTACAAGAACTTCGTAAGGAGTCACGAGGGTTTAAGAAAGATTGTATTGATCTTGAACAAGGTGTTGCTAAGATTATGAAACAACAGGAGCAAGATGGTTTTGCTTTTGATATGCAATCAGCACTTACTTTACTAGCAGAACTAAGAGAAAAGAAACAACAGATTGAAGACGAAGTTCATTCCACATTTAAACCTAAGTGGGTAGACACAAAACAAGTCACACCCTACATCAAGAAAGATGGTAATCTATCTAAGCGTGGTATGACTGATGAAGAATATCAACGTTGCTTAGACACAAACAACTTCAATCCTTTCATGCGACAAACTTTACAAGAGTTTAATCTTGGTTCTCGTAAACAGATTGGAGAATACCTTATTGACTTTGGTTGGAATCCAGATAGATTTACACCTACTGGTCAACCTATTGTAGATGAGAAAACATTATCTAAGATTACACATATCCACGAAGCCAAACTTATTGCAGACTTTTTACTATTGCAAAAGCGTATAGCTCAGATTGATTCTTGGGTTGAAGCTGTAAAGGATGATGGTAGGATACATGGTTTTGTTATTCCCAACGGTACTATTACCGGCAGGATGTCACATAGAAACCCTAACGTTGCCCAAGTTCCATCTATTCACAGCCCATATGGTAAGGAATGTAGAGCATGTTGGACTGTACCAGAAGGACATAAGCTTGTAGGTGTAGATGCAAGTGGATTAGAGCTACGCATGTTAGCACATTACATGGACGACAAGGAGTATATAAATGAAATTATTAATGGAGACATTCACACGACTAACCAAAACTTTGCTGGACTTAAATCAAGAGATCAGGCTAAAACTTTCATCTACGCACTCGTTTACGGAGCAGGAGATGAGAAGATTGGAAGCATCATTAAAGGAAGCAGAGCAGAAGGTAAGAGGTTGCGAGAACGCTTTCTTAGTAGTCTCCCAACATACCGAACTCTTAAGGAACGAGTTGACAGAGCAGCTTCAAAAAATTACCTCAAAGGATTAGATGGTAGGAAGCTTTACATAAGAAACAAACATGCTGCTCTTAATACTTTACTGCAAGGAGCAGGTGCTATCTTAATGAAGAAAGCATTAGTAAACTTAGACAGTGTGTTAAAACTAAACGCTATTGATTATAGATTTGTTGCTAACATACATGATGAGTGGCAGATAGAAGTCAAAGAATCTCAAGCAGATTTTGTTGGAGAGACTGCAGTCAAAAGTATTATAGAAGCAGGTGAACATTTTAATCTACGCTGTCCAATGGATGGCGAATATAAAGTAGGAGGTAACTGGAGTGACACACATTAAACTTGCACAAAGAAGAGGAACTAACAGGGTAAACCCAAAAGGATGTAAAGTTAAAAGGTGTGTTTCTTGTCTAGTTGATATTGTTTATCCGGACAATATTAACCCTTCTAATTATAGACAGTCTAAGTATATCTGTAGAACTTGTGACAATAAAAAAGACTACCAAAGAGATCAAAGAAGACGAGCAAAAAAAGTTATAGGAGATAGTCAACATATTCAAGATTTATTAGGTGGAATTAGAAAAAATGCTAAAAAAAGAAACCTAACTTTCAGTTTAAAAGTTAAAGATATGAAACCATTAATAACGAAACGATGTCCTATTTTAAATATTAAATATGAGTTAAACAAAAAAGATTTAACTTGGGGTTCTAAAAAAGGACAAAATAACTGGGCAAATTCTATGTCAGTAGATCGTATTGATAATTCTAGAGGATATATTTCCGGAAATGTTGTATTAGTTTCTTCATTAGCTAACGCAATTAAAAATCAAGCAACACCAGATCAGATATTAAAAGTTGGGAACTTTTATAAAAAATTATATGATGAAAAAGGAATAAATTATGACAAATAAAAAGAAAACACTTGACACAACAAGCCAAGAAGTATATAATAAATTGTCGGCTCAGAAAAAATCATCCGAATCAGGGCATTGGTATACCCAAGAAGGTGAACCGATGTATACTATTGTAGGTGCTAATGGTAAAGAACGTAACACTACATTACGTGATGCTAAGAAAGATAATTTAGTACCATCGGTTACTACTGTACTAAGTCTGGTAGCCAAACCCGGATTAGAAAACTGGAAGATCAATCAAGCATTAAACTCTGCTCTTACGTTAGAGAAAGAAGAAGATGAATCTCTTGAGGAGTTTGCTTACAGATGTAAACAAGATTCTAAAAGGATAGGACAGGAAGCTGCAGAAGAAGGAACTAAGATTCATGCAATGATTGAACGAGGTTTCTTAGGTGAAGAAACAAATCCAACCTATGAGATAATACAGTCTTGGTTAGATGAAAACTTTCCGGATGAAGAATGGATAGCAGAAGATTCTTTCTGTGCTGACTTAGGTTATGGTGGTAAGATAGATTTATATTCTAAGTCTGGTATCTTTGTAGACTTTAAAACTAAAGATAATCTAGAAGGTAAAGACCCTGCTCGTTTAGTATATGATGAACATGGTATGCAGTTGTCAGCCTATGCTCAAGGCTGTGGTTTTGATGATGTAGAACGAGTATCTATATTTGTTGATCGTCAAGACAAAGAACTTATAGCTTGTCATATATGGGATAGAGACTCTCAAACAAAACATACAGAAATGTTTAACAGTATTTTAACCTATTGGAAATTAGTAAAAAACTATGAATCAAAAAAAATCTAAACAGTTAAGACGGAGAGCAGAAGACTTACTCATTGAGTGGTTAAGAACAATGGTTCCCGATGGAGAAGATACATCTAGGATTAATAGACAGAATCTTAATGAGTTCTTACCAGAACAAACTCATATCTTTGCTAACAATAAATTTCTATTGAGTGCATATAGTTTAAGGTGGTTTTACAAACAAGTAAAACGTAATCCGAACATTACTCTTGGAGACTTGAATGCCTAGACGAGTTCCCAGAAAACCCAGACCTAAAAAAACTAACGTACCTAAAGGCTATGATAGTACATGGGAATATAATATACATCAAACTATTTTGCAAGAGTGGAAACATCATTGGGATAAGATTGATTATATAGTAGAGCATACTTATGAGCCAGACTTTGTAAAGACTGTTGATGGTAAAATAATATTGTTAGAAGCAAAGGGAAGGTTCTGGGATTATGCTGAATACAGTAAGTATATCTGGATAAGAGAAGCCTTGAGGGAAAAAGTAGAAGACTATGAATTAATATTTTTATTTCAAAAACCTTTTGCACCTATGCCGGGAGCTAAGATAAGAAAGAACGGAACAAAAAGAACCCATGCTGAGTGGGCAGAAACAAATAATTTTACATGGTACAGTGAAGAAACTTTACCGAAGGAGTGGATAACAGATGAACTATAAATTTAATGAAGGACAACTAATACAAGAACTACAGGCTTATATTGATGGTACATATGGTGAGCATTATGCTTCCGATAAGTACCAAGCAACAGATATCATCATTGATTCAGGACATGGTGAAGGATTTACTCTTGGTAACATTATGAAGTACGCTAAACGTTACGGAAACAAAGACGGAAAAAACAGAAAAGACTTGCTAAAGATACTACATTATGGTATAATAATGCTTAACGTACACGACACAGAGAACTCATAATGGTAGATGATAAAGTAGGTATCAAGGAATATCTTGGTATAAAAATTAATTACAGTAATGAAAAACTATTAGATAAGTTTAGCCTTGATACTCTCAAGGATAGATACTTATGGGAGAATGAAACACATGCCCAAGAAGCATTTGCCAGAGCATCCGTCTTCGGAGCAACCTACAAAGGTCACACAGATTTTGAATTGGCTCAAAGACTTTATCACTACAGTTCCTCTTGTTGGTTCATGTTTAGCACTCCTATACTTAGCAACGGGGGAACAAGTCGTGGTCTTCCTATTAGCTGTTTCCTCAATTATGTACCTGATAGTCGGGATGGTTTATCTGCTCACTATGACGAGAATATTTGGTTGGCAAGTTCGGGTGGAGGTATTGGTGGATTTTGGGGAGATATTAGGAGTAATGGTATTTCTACTACTCACGGTAGTAAGTCTACTGGTTCAATCCCCTTTATGCATGTCGTAGATTCTCAGATGTTAGCCTTTAATCAAGGCACTACAAGACGTGGTTCTTATGCTGCATACATGGACATATCTCATCCAGAGATTGAAGAGTTCATTAACATGCGTAAAGAATCTGGTGGTGATATCAACCGGAAGAATCTTAATCTTCACAATGGTATCAACATTACCAATGAGTTTCTCAAAGCTGTACAAGAAGATGCAGACTTTAGATTGATTGACCCGAAGACTCACGAACCTACAAAGATTGTAAATGCTAGAGACTTATGGTGGCAGATCATCAACGCAAGAGCAGAGACAGGTGAGCCTTACATGATTAATATAGATACATGTAACGAAGCATTACCTAAAGAACAAAAAGATTTAGGATTAGAAATCAAACAGAGCAATCTATGTTCTGAGATTACTTTACCTACTAACGAAGAACGAACAGCAGTGTGTTGTTTGTCTTCCGTAAACCTAGAATACTTTGATGAGTGGAGTGAGAACCCTTTGTTCATTGATGATTTAATTACCATGCTTGACAATGTATTACAACATTACATTGATAACGCTGTCGACACCAATAACTTAGGAGAATACAATGCAAATTTTAAAAGGTTTCAAAAACATATTAAGCCGGGCAAAGAGGGGTTTCTTAAATCTGCCTACTCGGCTTATAGAGAAAGGTCGTTGGGTCTTGGTGCGA